TATGTCTTTGACTTCTCGGGTGCGTTCGGCATCGCGTTCTCAATAAAGTCGACGATACGTTCGGGGAGCCCTATGTCTCGCAGCCCCTCTGTTAAAACTTCTTCTCGAAGATACTCAAACCAACTGCCTGTCGCAATATCCATTATTTTACCTCGCCCTTATAAATAGTTGCCTATTTCCAAAAGAGTTGGATAGCCACAATCATAAAGGATAGGGAAACACACATCATCGTTTTGGTGGTAAACATGGACTCGCCCAATAGCCACCATGTAAGCACAGGAAAAGCCAGATAAGACATACCAAATCCCAGCAACCTAGCGGTCCATGCCTCGCTCGTTGCGTCCATCGCAATCTTGGTGCCATACCAAAAACACAGACTGGCTGGAATGCCATAAACCAACGCAGCTGCCACCGGTTTGTTTTCCCACCACTTCCAAATATAATGAGAGTATAGCTGAAACCACACCATTGTTTGTGCAAAGGTCATCAAGGCGCAAGCCTTTAAAAGTTCAGAAATTTGCAATTACTATCTCCCGAGATTCTTCGAGGGACGAGGTGGGGCGCCCGTACTCGTTAAGCATGGTAATATTATAATCCTCGTAGAGGCGCAGCACTTCTTGGTGGTGCTTGTATATAACAATTGTCTTGTGATCACACGCATCTACCTTTAATTTCGTGTGAGTATGGTTTACGGCTGTTGTCTCATATCCATAACTTTTCCCTTCTTCGAATAAATTATAGTCAAATTTCCCCACAGGCAAGATGACATAATCGGAATTCTCCACATAATCAATCCCTTTTAGAAAACTTTCGTCTTTATAAAAATTAATACGCAAGTTTTCAAAATTGCAATTCTTAACGCGGTTTAGCAACAAAGGATTATAATTGGCAAATCGGAGGGCGCCCGAAGAAACCTTCCCATCGGTGGAATAAACATTCAACAACAAAAAGATGGCGGCGCGGACATAATGATCAACCTGTGCATACCATCGCTCTTGCAAAAGTTGAGTACTGATTGGGTGTCGCTTCTCATGAAAATATTTCGCCATCTCTATGATTCGTTCCGGCTCTTCTTGCATGCAATGCCAAAACTCATAAATCACATAACGATTAGTGTGTGCGCGGACCAAACGATCTGACTGGGCCAAACTAAATTCTATTTGCCCTGAATAAAACAAGAACGTATCTACTACACTGCGAGGAGGAATAATGCTTTTAAGAAAGGCTGCGCACTTATATGGGAGACCCTCCTTTACAGGGGATATCATTTTTAATCCTTATTAAGAGCTAACGTCTCTTGTAGTTCTTCTAGTTGTGCTCCAGAACTATATTCGGCTGGCCCGGGCCCGTCGTTCTCATAACGTTCTTGTAAGTTCGCTTGGACCTGGAACATCAAAAACCCATTGATAATGTTCGACACGTCATTGAGGGCATAGTCGACAGCTGCTAATTTTTTACGTACAACATCAATAGTAGATAATGTATTGAGGGATAGCGCGTTCTTTTCCTCGACCGCGTTGAGTAGGGCCAGGTCATCGGTCATCACTTCGTTGTGGATCGTAGATGCTCGGCCAATCAACCTCAACACTTCGGCTGGAAGCTCTTCTAGATCTATAGAATATTGAATGTTTACTCTTTCTTTTTTCATATTATCCTCTTAATAATTTCTTTCCGCTACTTAGCTGATCTTCAATCAAGTTTGGGGCGCCTACGACCACAATCTCTGTGCCTGTGTGGCCACGATTAATTGTTAGCTTTGTAAATCGGTGCTCTGGATCCAAGTTGGGATCAATTATCCCTTCTTCGTTTAATTTGCGCAGGCGTGCTTCCTCTCGTATCATCACTACGTGTTCGGGGTTTACAAATACTTCTCGGAGGGTATAATCTCGACGTGTGGTAAGTGTCCCATTGGAACACACTTCGGTTAGTTTAACTAGCATTTCTCTCCCACCGGATAGACACACCGGCGTGCGACGACTGCTTCTTTGCCCAGCGCATAAATCGTATAAGTGCCAGATTGCCACGGAGAGCCGACAGGGGTTTCCTTTAGGAACAGACCCATGGTGGGCTTTTCTGTCTTGGTTACAAAAATGTTATTACTATCAAATAGCATAACATCTTGCGGTATATAAATCAAATCTCCATGTTCCATCTTAATCTCCTCCTTGAATGATTCCATAATTTGTGGTGATGAGGGTGCCCGCACAACTAGCAGCATTTTGAAGAGCACATCGGGTAACCTTAGCCGGATCGATAATGCCGACCTCTATAAGATTAACCATCTCTCCCGTTCTAAAATCCCATCCATGCGCTGAGTCCCTCGAAAGCACCTCTCCCATCACCAAGTCAGGAGATTCTCCAGCATTAACGGCCATTTGGCGCAAGGGCGCCTCGCACGCAGTGCGAACTATCTGCACCCCCGCATGTTGATCTTTGTGAAACTCGCCATTTTGTCCATTTGTCACTATTAACATCTGCTGGGCGGCGCGCGCCAATGCACACCCGCCCCCAGCGACGATGCCTTCTTCTTGGGCGGCCCGGACGGCTTCTAGTGCGTCTTCAATGCGGTGCTTCCGCTCTATCATCTCCACCTCAGTAGAGCCCCCTACGCGAATAACCGCTACCCCCGAATTAAGCCGAGTGATTCGGGACTGAATATTCTCGCACTCTTCTAATGAATCGGTCTGTTCGATTTCAGCCTTTAAACCAACAATTCGCTTTTCAACTGCTGCTCCATCTTGATGACCACCCACAATGGTAGTATCATATTTGGTGCACTCGACAAACTTAGCAGTTCCAAGGTGAATCATTTGAGCTTCAGAAACTTTAACGCCACTTTCTCTGGAGATGAACGTGGCGCCTGTTGAAAGCGCAATGTCTTCCAGAGTATTACGTCGATGTTCTCCATAAGAAGGCGCCTTGATAGCAGCCACCTTTAGTGTGCCGCGCATCGCATTCATAATTAGAGCAGCCAGCGCTTGCCCCTCAATCTCTTCGGCAATGATAATGAGGGGTCGCGACTCTCTTGCACACAACTCTAGCACCGGAAGAATTTGCTCCACTTGAGAAACCTTATAGTCAGTCACCAAGAAGAGAGGATCTTCGTGACGAAGCATTGCGCGTCGTTCGTCGGTTATAAATGCGCCGGCCGCATATCCAGACGCAAATTTGAACCCCTCAATAATATCAATGGAGGTTTCCACAGAACGAGACTCTTCAATACTGATGGCTCCATCTTGTCCGATCTTATCAATAGCCAGCGCAACCAACTCCCCAATTAATACATCGTTGTTGGCTGAGATTGTAGCAATGTGCCGGACGTCATCAATGCTCTTGATGGGGGTAGCCATCTCTTTAAGGCTTCTCACTATCTCTTTTGATGCCATGTGAATGCCGCGCTGCAGTTCTACCGGCGACAATCCGGATGCAATGTATCGCTGAGCTTCTGTGAGGATGGAACGAGCCAAGACTGTCGCCGTGGTCGTTCCATCGCCTGCTGTATTGTTGGTCTCGACAGCTGCTTGTTTGATAATCTGCGCTGCAGCATCCTCAAAAGGATCATCCAGCGCCACGAAAGCGGCCACCGTAACACCATCTTTGGTTACAAATGGGCGCCCGTCCTTTTCTTTTAGCAGAACATTACGCCCTTTGGGGCCCAACGTAGAAGCTACATTGTCTGCTAAAATGTTGGCTCCTTTCATTATCCTTTGTTGAAGAGTTTGATCGTGATCATATGCTCTGCTCATTCATACCTCGTGTGATACTATATTATAATCTCTTTATAAGATTATGTCAAGTTATTTTTCTCTAACTTCCTCGGTTTTGGAAACAATATTTTCTGCTTTGTTAACCGCGAGCCCAGCGTTTGAATCATTTTTCAAACCCCCCGCAAAATAAGAGTTTAAACTTTCGGAAAGAGTTTTGAGCGACTCAAAGATTTCAAATACCTGCGCATTAAGAATGTCGCGCACCTGATCAATGGCCATAGCCACGTGCTTGGTGCCAACGTGAATTTCCCCCAAGTACTCTGCACCCGTTCCCCCCTTAATCGTCTTAGGCTTTTTAAGATTTTCAGGGTTGGGCTCTTGTCGAGATTGCCATGATGGTGGCTCGGGGTTGGTGGCTTGTTTCTGGTTAAGGGAGAAGTGGAGCGTACGCAAATAGCCCAAAGAGTTTTCTAAAGCAATCTTCTTTTGGGCGGCATTCAGTTCTTGGTATGCTCGCGCCGACTCCGCAGGTGACAAAAACTCCCCCTTTTCTAAATAAGAGTCTAACATCCGATTGCGTTCACTTTTCTTTTCTTTGGGTTTATATTTCTGTACGACGGCATCATTGGCTTTGCGGATTGCTTTATCCAGTTGCATTTTTAATTCATGCGCGAGAGCTTTGCGCTGCTTGGGCGTGAACCCGTTCTCATCTGTCACTTGAAATAACTGTTGAAGTTTGCGGTCATTCTCGATACCGGCGTATTTGTCCTCTAGCCACGCTTTGACAGGCTTCGAACGCATATCGGAGTGCCCACGTATAATTCCTTTATCAATTACCTGCACGTCTCCCGTCTCGTCATCTTTTATTTTAATTGTGATAGGAGCAAACAGGGGATCGCTGCCGTTCTGAGCCCACTGGAGATCGTTGAGAAGATCGTCGGTTGCTGTGGCTGTCATCCTGTTAAGGTAGGATTGGGGGTTTGCTTGGGCATGCCCTTGAATAATTGTTCTTAAAAAGTCAGAAAATTCTTTTTCTAATTCTTCGGCAGCGGGAAAGATCTCCTTTTCTGGGAGCCCCAATACATTGCCGAGTCCGCTGCGCTGTCCTCCCCGAAGGGCGCTGATGACGGCTCTGGGGAGTCGAATGCATTCTTGAGAGGTGGCTTTGCTGTTGGTCAAAATCGCTAGCACATTATCCAGCGTAAAATCAAATTGCCAAAACTTAATGGCACCCTCTTGTTTTAATTCTTTGCCTGTGAGTACTTTGGTACATATGACATACCGCATGGCGTTGCCAAAGGCGGGCCATTGGGGGTTCACTATATCGTTAACCAAATCGGAGTAACTTCCTCCGACTTCTAATTGTCCTTCTCGATAGAGCTTTAAACTTACGGGAATGTCGGTTCCCGTGGCTTTGTCGACATAATCAGCAATCGTGCCAGTGTTAGCCTTAATTTGTTCACCACTAACAAGAGCAGCTAGGAACGATTCAAAACTAAAGCCGGCCGATGAAGCATTAAAGTTAGTGATTACTTTGGTTAACGTTTTATAAAACACAAGATAAGAAATAGTTTTAGCAATTAATTCTCCTCGGTCGGCGACCTGCTCTTGGAACTGTGTGGCTCCATTAGTATAAAAAGCAGATATCGACTGGATCCTTTCTTCAAAGGTGGACCCGTCTACATTCTGGAGGAACTGGATCAGTAGTTGCCGCTGGGGTCCACTGATCGGATCTCCTTCGTCGGAGGTGCGTACGTCTGACCACCCAATTTCAGATACCGCAATATCAGGGATCATCCGCATGATCATTTCTTGGGCTGCAAAGTCATCCACCTTAACTTGGGGAGGGCTCTCTTCTTTTAGATCAAACCCGAAAACCTCTTCGACCATCTCCATCAGCATTTTCAAGTCGAGTTGACCGACTTGCTTCACATATTCTTCCCGAAGGATTTCACTTAACTCAGACATTCACAAAACCTCAGATAATTATATCAGCTATACCTAATTCTACAGCTTCTTCTGCTGATAAATAGACGTTAACCTTACGTTCCAGCATATTTTTAATCTCTTCCTGTGTCATTTTTGTTTCTGTTGCCAATGCCTCTACATAATCTTCTTGGATTCGCTTAAGTGCTTCTAGTTCGTTTACTAGATTAGGCAACGAGCCATGGCTCCCCGCCATGGCTGAATGAATCATCACGCGGCAATGTTTTCCTATCTGGCGCTTTCCTTTTGTCCCTGCGGCCAAAAGCAAGACCCCCGCTGACATGACCTTCCCCATTCCGATGGTGTGGATCTCAGATGTTTGCATCACTTGGCGCATCACATCATACAAGGCGAACATGTCGTCGGAGGAGCCTCCATAGGTGGAGAGATAGAACTCAATGGGCTTGTGTGCATCTGGATCGTTTTTGTTAACCTCATTTAAATATAGGAGTGCGTGGACAATTTCTGCAATCTTGTCCTCCGCCACGTCGGAAAATAATCCGATGATGCGCATGTCGGGCTCATTCTGTTGCGGAGCCACAAACACTACTTGTGGTTCTTCGAGTGTATCTTCTTCTGTGTTGGTAATAAAGGTACCAATCTTTTCTTTAATTTTGTCAATCATTTACTTCTCCCAAAATTTAAAGGCGATGTCGCGATGGTCATCCAGATACTTCGAAGCTTCGGACCAATTTTCAAATTCGATCATCTTGCGAAAGAAATCAGGATGAAGCTCGCGAAGAATATCTATCGAACGCTCCTTGAATTGGCGTACGTCCTCGTCATACCGATACTCAAAAGCACTAATATGACTGGCACTTTTGTCGGTGCGCAGCATCTGCTCCAATGCAATGCCGCGGCCATGCGCCATACTTTCGAGAGCCTTGATCATGCATGAGAGATAGATAATGTGGCTTGCGCGGGTCAACACCAGACTTAGGCGCGTTGCCTTAAGAAAGTAAAACGTTTTGCAAGTCACATATCCAAATATAAAGATTAGGACGTATAAAAGCCAATTCATAGCACTCCATGCAAATAACCACCGGCGAAATGACCAGTGGTTATATTATAACTTCTCGCAAGCTAAATGTCAAGTTATTTTGTCAATCGTTGAAGGATTCGTTCGGCCAGTGTGTCGACCATCTTCTCTTTCTTCTGTACACCTGCCAGTCGTGCTGCGACGCGTCGTGCGACTTCATTTACAATCTCGTCCTGACTGGCGCCTTCGTACATCCGGTTACCGGGTACAGGTGGCATCCCCATCTCTTCTTCCTCTTCGGACGAAGCAGTCACTTCTAAATCATCGGGGCCCGCTTCAACATCCATTTCAACGTCTTCTACTTCTTCGCCTTCATCATCCATCTCGGTGGAAACGGGCTCACCTAATACATCTTCAAGGGCAGATTCTAGAGCGGACATGAAATCATCTACTGAGACCATCTCCCCACCACCACCTTCGGCGCCGAGATCATCTTCGCCTCCGAGATCATCTTCGCCTCCGAGATCATCTTCGCCGCCGAGATCCATTTCTAAGTCTGCTTCTTCTTCGTCGGCTCCAGCTTCACCAGGATGTCCGCGCTCTAGATCTCCAGCGGCATAATCTTCAAGGGATTCGGGATCTTCCTCTTCTTCATCGAGGGGATTATAGCCAAACTCGTTCAGTCGGCTTTGCCCAAGGGGCATCAGGTTGGCTAGCTTCATAAATTGGCGTAGCTCAGATTCAGTTAGTAAGGTTTTACGAGCCATTATATAATTCTCCTTGCGATATAGTCATCAACTCATCTATAAATAGTGTACATTTTTGTTAAAACCCTCGGATACGACATTATTCTCTAACGCCTTCCCGTTTTTTGATTTTAGCGAGCGCTGCGCTTTCAATTTGTTTAACCCGAGCGAAGGAAATGTTTAACCTTTCTCCTATTTCGCGCAATGTCATGGAACCGTTCTCATAAATGGAAATTAAACAACAATTGTATTCTTGAGGAAAATTAACCCAGAGGCGACAATCGCCCTCTCTGCAGGGAGATTTTGCTTGCATGCATTTTCGCGAACAGGAGCGTAAACCGTCTTTCATAAGTCTGGATGTTCCTCTGCTATCATATCGAAAAGATCCTCTACATCATTTGAAGACAACCCCAGGCTTTCTTTAGCCTTCTTACCGGCTGTTCTTAGTTTGCGAGAACTATTCTTTTTCTTTTTAGAGTGAGTGCTAATTTCTTCCATATATGACTGAATACGCTCATCATTCTCAATGTACCCACTGATTAGTGAGCGAAAAAACTCGGCCTGGGTTAAGCCATCGTGCCTCAACCTAATCAAAAGTTGAGCGTGTCGATGATCAGTGTCAGTAAACACAACTCGCTTAGTCGTAGTGCCATATTCGGGATCTGTTGCCATCACCACCTCCGCGATGCGATGTGGGTCCGTCCCTCTGAGAGCCCAGAGGAAGTTTGGCTCACAAACTGAGCCTTCGCGTGCAACTCGGTAAGGGTGCGGGCGCCCGAATAAGAAAATCCAGATCTGATTCCCCTCTCCAAATCCTCAAGAATAAGTTTAACGGGTCCTCTATACGGAACAGTCGTGGCGACCCCCTCAAAGGAGGAATACCGACCGCGCCACTGGATTTGGGCTTCTTTGCTGGCCATGCCGCGATACATCTTCCACTTGTTTCCACCCTTATCTTCCAACAGGTTGCCCGGCGTCTCATCGGTACCTGAAAGTAGAGAGCCTACCATCACAGCATCGGCGCCGGCCGCCAGTGCTTTTACTATGTCTCCCGATGTCTTAATTCCCCCATCTGCTATAATCAGCACGTCCCGATCGGTTTTAGAGCATTCTAAAATGGTTTGAAGACCGGGCAACCCGTGCCCTGTTTGAATCCGGGTTGAACAGATGGATCCCCCACCAATGTTACATCTCACCGAATCTGCTCCCCAGTCAGATAAGTCATTGATGGCTTCTAAAGTTGCCACGTTACCAGCCATCAAGTGCATCTCGGGACCGAGCGCGGTGCGAAGGGTGCTCAGTGCCTCTTTCATTAAAATGTGATGACCATGTGCCACATCCACACAAATAAAACTTACACCCACTGCCCGCAGTGCTGCTGCTCGATTTAAAAAATCATCGCTAATTCCCACGGCGCTGCCAACAATCGCTCCTGCACCACCCTCTTCTAATGCCTGTGTAACCATCCGAACCTGGGCTTCAATTGTGTTGTAGCGATGAATCACGGAGCACCCACCGGCGCGCCCCAGACTTATCGCCATCTCTTTCTCGGAGATTGTATCCATGGGAGATGAAATCACCGGGAGAGACAAGGAAAGATTATCCCCCAACCTCACGCCAATATCTATTTCACTGCGAGAGCGAATATCTGAGTATTGGGGAACCAGCAAAACATCGTCATATGTAAGAGTATCTTTCATCACTTCTCTCTTTCAATAAATGAGCGGATATAGTTGCTGGTATACCACGTATGTTCGTTGGGTTCATCTGGATCCTGCAGAACTCGAATGCGCTTATTTGGGATGCCAACCTTAAACAATAGAATGCTTGGAACTCCACGGAAGCCAAGTAGTTTTTCAATTTTAGGGTATTCTTCGATGTTAAACGCAAAAAAATGCAAATCAGAATATTGGTCATCTTTTGCGATGGTATCGTAATACTCTTGAAGGTTGTGGCATAGGTGACAACTATTAGAATAAAATTTAATAACACACGTAGCAGGTTCGCGGACCTTGCCGGCCACAATCTGGTCCAGTGCGTACTTAGATATTCTCTTGACTGACATGCTCAATAGCCTCCTGTGTTTTCTTAATACATTCGGGACAAAACAATCGTATAACCTCCTGTCGTGCTACCACGCTCCACGAGCTTACCATGTCTTTGTCTCTTTTGTCAAATTCTTTTTGGCAGGCGCTGCAACACGACGGGAGTTTCCCAAATTGTGTCATTTTGTCCGCAACTTGTTCTGCAGCATCTTTTCCTATGGTGCGTTTGGCGCGCCGGCGTTGCTGACGGTTCACTCTTCGCGCGTCGCTTCTGCGGCAGCTGCAGCGGTAGCAGCATGCACTTGGGCTACTCGATCGTAAGTTTTTGACACCCCTTCTGTTATCACCATGGGTTCCTGTTCACCTTCTTCTGAAGGCTCCTCGGGCTCAACTATTGGAATCGGAGGGACTGGATATTGTTGTGCTACCAACACCAATGTGGGTGCATGCTGCTGCAGGGTAATAAAAGCCCCTTCTAGCTGGGCCAGTCGCAGCGAGTACTTTACAATTCTCGCAGCCGTCTCTTCGTCTGTGGGCTGTTTAGCACAATCCTTCATCAATCCCATCACTTCATTAATCTGCGCCTGTAGAATATGCAGAGCGGCTGCAATACTTTCTTGGGTCATTGCTTCTCCTTTATCTGTTAATGGTTCCAAAAATCTGTTGGCGGTTAGTGCCGTCAAACACTACGACGGCCGATGGAAAGGGCGCGCTGTTCTGGCTGTCTCCGAACTTAAGGCGCCCCTTCACAAAGTAAACCTCGTCAGCCTTCATAATGTATTGGTGCCAATACTTGGTGTCCGTACGGGATGGAATCAGCATCACAACTTTGGTGTTGTCCTTGCGTGCTTCCTCAAATCCTTTCTTTATCCACTTGTCGATCCCTCGCCCATAGGGGGGATTGACAAAAGCCGTAAAGCCTTCCCAGTCTTGGGCTAGCCCATCTTCGGCCGGTGTAAAGAAGTTAACACATTTAGTATTGTCTGCTGTTGCTGACGGATCTAAATCAAACGGACCAAACCGCCAACTCAACTTCTCAAAAAAGTCCTGCGGAGTCGACCACGAAACGGATTTGGACGAAAACATCACTAATTGGGTATTTTTATCCATCTGTGCTCCCTAATGCCCCATCACCACGCGTACTAATCGTCATGGGATAGTTGTATAAAACTTCTTCGGCGGTCTCCGACGGGCGAAAGTGTACCACGGGAGTCATTACTAGCTGGGCAATTTTATCTCCCGGCTTTAGCGTCTGACTCTCAACACCTATATTGTGCAGGTTAACAAAAACTTCGCCCTCGTATCCTGAATCAATAACACATGCTCCCACAAGCAGTTGTCGCTTTGCGGCGACACTGGATCGATTCTTTACCTCCAGCATGTATCCGTGAGGAATAGCAAACTTTAAGCCAGTTGGTATTACTCGGCTTGTGTTGGTGGCAATATACATCTTGTTGTGAGGGTTTTCCGGAGAATAGAATACGTCCAACCCAGCATCGGATGGGTTGGCGCGTTCGGGTGAATGCGCGGTATTGCGCACCTTGGCATACTCAACTATCATCTGACTGCTCGCCAGTGATAAGAGTAAAGTTCTCCACCACCTCGTCAATATTATACTTCTGCTTGTAAAGACGATATGCCTTTACCGCTGCACGAATCTCATCCGTGTTGAGCCACCCATTCTCCCGGAACTCTGAACGCAAATCGCGCTTTTGCTCCTGATAAGGTTCGATGCACTCTTCAATTGCCGCCAATGAGCGAATGTACTCTTTGACGTATTGCTTCTTCTCTTCGTTTGTTGTGGCCATTAAGCCCTCCTTTATTACCCTATTAATATATCACCCTCAAAGGCTGTTGTCAAGCAAATTCTTACAACTGTACATTAAAAAGGTGCTTAATAAAGTGTTTGGTTAGGGTGTCTCTTTCTTCATCTGTCGCGCATTCAGAAAACCTATAATTGTAGGTATTTTTTGCATTGCTAATCTTAACATTCAAAGCCGGGGTTTGTCGTTTCATCCATCGGATCTGTTGTTTATAGTTGCGAGATTGAGTTACTCCAAGCCTCTCTGCGATGTCCAAAAGAATAAAGTACTTTCTTTCTTCTAATGCTGCGCGTGCTTCTTTAAAGAGGCGGATATTTTCCATGCCCTGCTCAATGCTCACTTCTCCATGAATCTTGTCTGGATGCAGCTTCAGCGCCAAACGCTTAAAAAGCTTGTGAAACGAGTCGTGGACTTCCTGATCGTCTTGGGTAATCTCTTCCTCGACCGTGGGGGGTGCTGTGTGCAGTACAAGGGCCCCACAAGCTGATCCGCTAAAATCTGAAAATTGGTCAGGCGAATTTTTTTGGGGATCTCGGTTATAGAGCTTGTCGAGGCGCGTGCTGTGTTCTTGATTTAATTTAGTGACATCGAGTCCATTCTGGGCTGCTAATCGCAAATAGTACCGATGAAAGTCCATTCCGCTCTCCTTAACCACCTCATCCACCAGATTCAACTCATTGTGTAAGAATCGCATCTCGTTTACCAATCTTTTCCATCGAATTTTGTCAGATATGGCCATGACTACTTACCTCGTATTGTAAGTAGCCGCGTACCCTACTTAAACTTAAAGTCTACCTTGGCTGTTATCTTTAGTTCTGGTATCTTCAAATAATTGGCTAGATTATGCCTTAAAGCTTCGTCGCCCTCGATAAACCAGTCTGCGTGTCCCTTTTCGTGAACGATGTCCAAAAAATAATCCTTATGATGTCCACAATTCTCAGCCATCATTGTATAGATTTTCTTGTTCAGGCGATCAGTTTCTTCTGCGCTTACTTTTACTTCTTCTACCTTTCCCCAACTCATGGAACTAACATCGTGAATCATGAGGGTTGCGTCCGGATCCATGTAGCGGTAACCCTCTTTTCCGAAACTAAACAAAATGGCACCACACGACATGGCTTTTCCTTGAACAATTGTCGCTACCGGAATGCGTGAGTGATTAATGTCGGCGATCATGGACATCAGGCTATAAACCTGACCCCCATAACTATCGATAATCACAGGCAAAACTGGCTGACCTGTATTTTGAGCCTTGGTCACAAGGTTGGTAAAGTCTTTGGCTGCTGTCTCATCAAATTTTCTCACCCTAATGACAACGGGCAAATCATCAATAAACTTAGGCTCCTTTAAGAGCGGACTAAAATGTTTAAGTATGTTCATATTCTATCCTATCAACCTAAATGTCTTGCCAATGGCGTAAGAGGAAAAGCCCCAGTTCTCATCATAGTTTAAACGAGCCATGTAGGGTCGGTTCAGAGTGATTCTATCCTTCTCGGGCTTCACTCCCCAGCATCGAATTCTGGTGAGTTCATTATTGCTATCAATTACTTCGACGATCCAATATAGTTTGCCATTCTTTGTTTTCCGAGCAATAATTTGGCGCGGAATAAACCAGCACACCTGCAACTCTTTGTCAAACTCCGAAATTGGAGGCACAAACTTTTGGTGAAGATGTTCCACAGTAACAGGGGTAATCACCAAGTTGATGGGGAACACTCCCGTGAGTTCTGTCTTAAATTGGATAATCTCTTCTTCCGTAAAATCACCTTCGGGTCTATACATTTCTAAGTTTTCTTGAAACTTCTTAAGATTCTTGGGGCGCTCGACCACACACGTAGACCAAAAGTGTTTGCGTCCTGTAAACCTATCGTCCACCAGATGATCCAGCGCGCCTCCGCGACACAGAGCGTCGAGAGCTTTCTTGTTCAGTTTGCTATACGATACATCTTCTCGGAACAGCAAGTCCTCAGCATTCATGAAAGGACGATTATCCAACACCTGCTCGATTGCTGCCATTCCCAACCCCTTAATAGAGGTGAGGGGCTGGATGAGGGTCTTACCATCTTCACTAATCTCCCACACTGTGCCTGACTTGTTCACATCAAGCGGTGCGATATTAAATCCGTGACTCTTCGCAGTATTAATTGCGCGCTCCTTGCGTACCTCTGGTTCTTTGTCCAGAAATGCTGCCGCCCACTCTGCAGTGTAGTATGTCCAGAGCCATGCGCATTGGTAAGAGATAATGCTGTATGCTGTTGCATGGTTTTTAGAGAAGCCATACTTAGCAAAGCCTTCCATGAGTTCCCAGATCTCTTCGGCAGTTCTAATAGACATACCGTTCTCGTTGGCACCTTGCACAAATCTCTGCTTAAACTCTACCAGCAAGTGCTCTTTACCGGTGCCTCGCTTGGTGAGAAGCTTACGAATAGTGTTACCATCGTCTCGCGAGATATCCTTACCAATCCGGTGTGTGATCTCAGAGATTTGCTCTTGGAAAATAACGTGACCGTAACTCTCTTCTGTAATCTCCTTAAACAATGGATGGTACCATTCGATAGCAGTGTGGCCCTCCTTGGCTGCAATGTATTGCTCATGAACCTTAGCCGACAAGGGACCAGGACGAAAGATACTCGTGACTGCAGAAATCTCTGCAATGTTTGTGGGTTTCACGCTCTTGCAAAACTCTTGGGCGCCCGAGTTAGTGAACTGAAAAGTGCCGGCGAACTTCCCGCTATGGAAAACGTTCTTGTATACCTTCTGATCATTCAAGTCAATGACGTCGGGGTGTAGTTTTTCGTCATAGTATCTCTTAACGTCTTCAAACGTTGGCTCTTTTACACCATGCTTACGCTTCAAGATGTGTTCAATGCAACCCTCAATCATCTTTAGTGTAGAAAGCCCAAGCAAATCAAACTTAATGAATCCAAGTGGCTCTAGATGACGAACGTTTTGCCCTTCCGCCCATGGTGACTGGCGTACGCCACCACTATTAATCAGCGGCATGTTCTCGTTAAGGTTCTCGGAAACAAGCAGCCCACCCGCATGTCGCGAACAGGATCTGACTTGCCCGACAAGGCCAGCGACGCGGGCTGCCACTTCAGGATAGCGCGCGAGATAGGCTCTAAGTGTGGGTGAAAATTCCAACACTTCTTCCCACGTTGGCACGTATACACCGGCGGTAACACCATGGCGTTCCTTTGCGGGTCCGGTTGCTTCTCTCATCATCACGCTTGTTACCGTGTTAACCTCCGTAAAGGGGATCTCATACAGCTTGGAGATGTCTTTGATGAGCGAGCGCAACTGGAGAGTGTTCCAGTTGGAGATCGGTGCCACCCTGTCGGCGCCCCACTTTTCAATCAACCGTTCCTTCAGAGCCATGCTGTCGGAGACGTCTGTATCGATATCTGGATAGTCGGTGGCGTCTGAACGAAGGAACCGCTCGAAAGGTAGGTTATACTTAATGGGATCTATTTGTGTAATCTTCAACACATACGCCACTAGAGAACCACACGCACTACCACGCCCTGGGCCAACAAGCATAATGTCTGCAGCTTCGTCAGTGATTGCTTTCATCGTCAAGAAGTACTTGCTGAATCCTCTACTATCAATAACATCTAACTCATATCTAAGACGGTCGACGTACTCAGGGTTAGTATGGAGCCCCATCAATCTAAGTCCATCAATCGCATATTGTACAAGCGCTTCGGTAGCTGTGTCCCCTTCGGGTACAACAAAGTCAGGCAGACGCACAGTGGCATCCGGCATGAAGTCTTCGATGCGCTCATGGGCAATGCGATAAGTCTCTTCGATACTCTCTAATACTAAATCATCATCGTAACTAAAGTCACTACCTTCTGTGTATTTCTGGTAGCTCTCCCACATCTGATCACCGTTCTTAGGATACAGTTCATACCCGATGACGTCTACGGACTCCGGAAGAACCTCTTCCTTCTCACCATCGGTCTCCTGCTCCTTCTTCCACTGTGGCTTGCCTTTGCCTAGCCATCCGAGACACTTATACATCTCCCGGTCTTTCCAAGCCTGTGGGCTTGGGTAATGACTATCAGCCGTGGAGATCATCTTGAGATCAAACTCTTTGGCCACTTGAATAATATACTGGTTCAACTCATGCTGTTCTTTAATGTTGTTCCACTGCAGTTCAGCATACCATCTATCACCGAAGATAGACTGCATCTCTGCTGTTGTCTCTCGCATGGCATTTAAGATAGCCTCTGGTCCCGCGTCACGGTTCTCCCAGTAGTTCCCAGCGTAGACCCCGCCTAAGCAGGCTGACGCAGCGATAACTCCCTCTGAGTGCTGTCGGAGCAGATCATAGTCCATGCGTGGATACCGATAGAAATAATCGTCTGTATAGCTGTGAGATATAAGCTTGAATAGATTGTTTAGCCCGGTTTGATTTTGGGCTAGGAGGATTAAGTGACGTCGGCGCTTTAAGATCGGCTGTGCGTTCTTGGTGTCACCCTCGTCTTCAACGGTGGCGCCGGATTGTTTGTCTTTCTTGGCGCCTCGGGCTTTCTTCTTATCAGCCATCTCGCTATCATATGCTTCACGCCACTCCTTAATAGATGTGGTGAAGTACGCTTCCACGCCAAAAATTGGCTTAAAGTCTTTTCCCTCCTCGTGCATCTTTTTTGCATGCAGTACTTGGTATGGCAACCCATTCATGTTTCCATGATCAGTGAGCGCCAACGCATCACACCCATTTTCATAGGCAAAATCCATGTGGGTGTTGGGATACCCAATGGCATCAAAGATAGAGCCGGCTACGCTATGTGCATGCAGCCCCACAAACTTAACTTTGGACACAGTACGATCCATTAATCCTCCTTCGTGTATGGTAATTTAACATGAATGTGGGGCTTTGTCAAGCCCTCTTCCGGAACATTTATGATATTATCTGAAGTAAGAAAATTCCGATATCCACTCCAACTAGAAATGTCATAAAACCAAGGAAGCTCCACTGTTGTAGCGTTCTCTTCATTTACTTCCCCAAACACATCGGCTAAGTTGAAATATCTGGCGGACCATCGTTCCTCCCGGGGGAGCTTTTGGTCGGGATATTGCCGGCCCTCGGAAGGGGGTAAATATTCCCTTGTGGTTTTTTTGTTTACTGCTCTTCGACATAGTTTAAAGTCTTCTCCTGTCATTGTGAATGAAATTGGGTTATTGTTTTTGACGGTGTTGCCGCCACTGCTAAAAAAGAAATTAGTATCGGCACTCCCGATGGTGCGGCGATGCTGTCTTACTTCGCCTATATCAAATGCCGCAAGAGGAAAAGAGATATAGTATTTATCAGGAACAATCCAGCGTGATAGTGTGTAGGCTACTTTCCATGCTGAGTGTATCCCATAAAGCACAGACCACCCATATGAATCACGCCTTTCGCGGTCTTTCGGATGAATGGGTACATAATAAATAGGCACCTCCTTGCGTTGTTCCGAGCTAAATTTAGAAGGACGCCGATAATATACGGGGTCGCAGGTCCAATCCCCCACCACCTCTCGCACAATTGGCGCTAAATCATCATTTGCCACAATCCAGATCGTATTGCATCCAGCCATGGCGCATTCATACACAGATTTCTGAATCGCTGAAAAAGATGGAGCAACTGGCAGCAACACTTCGGGGGTTGAAATTCCAAAGTCTGTGATAAGATTAGCTACCGGAATGATCCCCGCTAAATGGAGTCGACTCACCAATACCTCAAAAATCTATCGTAGGCCACGCAAGCTGCTGGTAGATCCTGCAGTAAATCTTGCTCCCTAATCTGCGGAATCTTGATATTAGTGGCTTGCGGGAGGAGTTCATTTGGCT